AAGTTTAAAAAGCCTAATGTTCTTATCGCAAGATATCTTAAGAAAGACCACAAGGAATTATACTTGACATTCCTTAAAGAATTCGAAGGCGCAAAGCTAAGTAAAGCAATGCAAGACAACGTAAACGAATTCACAAAAGTAATCAATAAATTATAATACAACAAGGGGCCTTCGGGCCCCTTTTTTTAGTCTTGATGAGTTGACCTTGATCAGTTGACCTTGATCAATGTTGATCGTTGACGTATGTAGTAAGAAGCAAATAGTATATAGTATATAGTGTACAAGCCTGTACAACTCGGATCAAGAACAATGAAAAAAATATAAATGTTTTCAGATATAAAAATTTTTATTATAAAGAAATAAGAAAGGAGAATTATGGAAATAATTTATCTAATAATTATTTTAATTTTATTTAAAATTACTATTTACTTTTTTTAAAAAATTTAGTAATTTATTCTTATCTTTATATTAAAGATAGAAAGGAGAAAAAGAAAATGAGTAAATCTAAAGTAGATGAAAAGGGAAAAGGAAAACTAAATAAATTTCCGTCTTCTCTTTTAAGAATTAAAGATAATTTAATTCTTCATAGATTAGTAAACGATAAAAAAGGAAAATCGTTTACTAGATTAGAGAATTATAAGTTCTCTACTACTATTGAAAATTCCGTTAAAAACGGAATGAGTAAAGACGATTACGATTATAATACTAAGATCTTAAAAACTATTTATTCAATAGATTTAAAAAATCTTAATAAAGATTTTAAATTAAGATACTTAGATACTATTAATCTAAATCTTTCATTTCTAAAAGATAATAACGTAGTTAATAAAAATGAATTATTATCTATAAATAAGAAAGCTTTAGAATTAGTTAATAAGTTATAATCTATATTTTTTCTAGGAGGAAAATAAAATTCCTCCTAGAATTTCGTATTAAGTTTGACGTAAAACTTCGTATAAGTTTCAGAAAAAGCTGTGCGCTGTCTGTAAGTATATAGTAAACAGCTAACAAATAGCTTTTATATGTATAAATTTCGTATATAAATAATTCATGGCTTTTCTTGTAGCAAACATTCCGCCTATTGAAGTTTATGTAAAAAAAGAGTATCTTTACGACCATGAAAAAGGTCATGGAGAATTTGAAAAAGGTGTTTGGGTCACTGCTAAGTCGATTACCGGACGAGCTTTGTATTTCGAAACGTACTTATATAATTCTGGCGCTCTTTTTGATAAGCTTCCTATTTCTGCTTTCTGCTCAAAGCCAGTAAAGCCAGAAGAAAGTTTACCATTAGAAGAGTTACAGTTATGGGATTGTTTCAGTTATCATATTTCTGTAATAGAAAAATGTAATCCAGGAACAGGTCGTTGTAAGTATTTCTCACCAAATAAAAATTGGCATTACGGAGTTTATTTATTTACGATAGATTCTGCACACGCCGATCCTAACATTCCTAACTGCGGTTATTCAGAAGTTCCTAGTCAACATAAGTCTTTCAATATTATTGAATTAGATAATGGTCATTATGCGGCTCAACCAAATAATAGAACTATTTTTTACGATAAAAGTTTGTCTCCTAAAGAAATGATTTTCCCTGATTACAAAGTTTCTACTATTGAATATAGCGTAGAGCATAATTCTAAGTGGACTGCAGGAGATGATGAAAGTTTCTTTTATGAACTTAGAGATACTACAAAAAGCTGAAGCAATACTATTAGATAAAAAGGCTCCTCAAGAGATTCGAGAGAAAGCTTTTCTTGTAATAAAAAATCAAAAAGAAAAACAGGAAGTATCTGGAGCACAAACTTCTGTACTAAAGTTTGCTCAACATATGTATAACGGCTATAGTACACCTGCTCATATACAATTAATCGCTAAAAGTTTAGAGGCTCTTGAACGAGATGAATTTGATCGTCTAGCTATATTCATGCCACCAAGACATGGAAAGTCTATGCTATGTTCTGAAATGTTCCCTGCTTGGTTTCTAGGTCGTAACCCTAAGAACTTTGTTATTCAATCTACTTACGCTCAAGAACTAGCTGATGACTTTGGACGCAAGGTTCGTAATCATGTAAAATCGGAAGAGTTCACTAAAGTTTTTCCTAACACGACACTTCGAGAAGATTCTACTTCAGCGAAACGTTTTCATACAGTTCAAGGTGGAACGTATTCAGCAGTCGGTGCGGGTGGTGCAATTACAGGTCGTGGTGCACATTTATTAATTATTGATGATCCGATAAAAGGGCGAGAAGATGCTGAATCTCAAGTTCAAAGAAGAAATCTTATTGAGTGGTATAAGTCGGTCGCATTCACACGATTAATGCCAGGTGGAAAAGTAATCATCATTCAAACTCGATGGCACGAAGAAGATCTCGCCGGTTGGGTTTTAGAAAACGAACCAGGAGCATGGAAAGTTTTAGATCTCCCTGCGATTAACGATAACGGGGATGCTTTGTGGCCAGAAGCTTATCCCGTAGAAAAATTAAAAAAGATTCAATCGACAGTCGGAGAAAGAGTATGGCAAAGTTTATACCAGCAAAAACCGAGTGCGGAGCAAGGACAGATTTTAAAAAGAGATTGGTGGCGTGTATGGGAAAAGAAAAGATTACCAGCATGTCATACGATAGTTCAATCGTGGGATACTGCGTTTAGTGCGAAAGAAACTGCAGACTATTCAGCTCGAACTACATGGGGAGTATTTACACATATAGACGAAGAAGGAAGAGATCAAGCTTGTATAATTTTATTAGAGCTATGGCGTAATCGTGTCGAGTATCCTGAACTAAGAAAAGAAGCTCAACAGTCTTTTTTCGATTGGAAGCCCGATGTAGTATTAGTCGAGAAACGTGCATCAGGACAATCGTTATTACAAGATTTAAGAAGAGCAGGAGTTCCTGTAAAAGAATTTACACCAGATCGAGATAAAGTTTCGAGAGCCCATGTCGTAGCATCGATGTTAGAAACAGGATTAGTTTTCGTTTTAAATGAAGCGTGGGTCGATGATTTAATTCAAGAATGTGCTTCTTTTCCTTACGGAAAGCATGATGATTTAGTAGATACGACTACTCAAGCGTGGCAGTTAATACGAGATAACTATTTAGTTTCTCACCCTTTAGATCCAGAAGATGAAGAATGGGACGATAAACCTTATCGTTTAATACAGAAAAAATCCTTTTACAGTTAATAAAAGATTGCTATAGTAATTTCATTATGGCAAGTATGTACAAAGCGACCAAACCTATGCCGGCGAAAAATTCTCCTAATTATGCGAAAGCTTTAATAGATGAAGATGATCGTTTTTATGACAAGTATCCAGCTTGTCGTGAAGATGATGAGATGTTAGTTAAAGCTATGAATAATCCAGGAAAAGAAATAACCAGTGAAGGCATGCAAGAAACACCTATGAAAGTAAGTGGCATGATGGTCATTAAAATTAAGGGGTAAACTATGAAAGGCGATTTAAACAAAGACGGAAAGATGTCTTCTTATGAAAAGAAGCGTTCTATGGCTATTGAAAAAGCTATGATGAAAAAGGGCGGAACTAAGAAAAAGAAGATGACTAAAAAGAAAATGTCTAAGAAAGACATGATGAAAATGAAGATGATGAAGATGAGGAAGAAAAAGTAATGTCTAGTGATCCATTTAAAAATCCAGGGAATACAGTATTATCTAAGACTAAAAACTTATATCCAGTATCAGATAAAGATATAGACACACTTAAAAAATCTCTTCCTGATAATAGTACAAACACTACTAAAACTAAAGCTACAGTAAAAAAAGGAGTTAAAGTTTAATTATGGGCGGAAGTAGGTATGACGAACTAAGAGAACTTCTAAAGGAAGCTGAAGAAAAAGGCGATGAAGATAAGATTATAGAAATACAATCTGATCTTGAGAAAGAGTTTCCTGATGACGATGACTAATGGCCAGAAAGCGAGGAAAAGAGCCACCGAAGACTAAGAAATATTTTCGCCCTACTAAAAAGGGTGCGGGTATGACTAAGGCTGGTGTAGCTCGTTATCGCAGAGAAAACCCTGGTTCTAAATTAAAAACAGCAGTTACAGGGAAAGTAAAACCTGGTAGTAAAGCAGCAAAGAGAAGAAAATCTTTTTGTGCTAGAAGCGCAGGACAAATGAAAATGTTTCCTAAGGCTGCAAAAGATCCTAACTCTAGATTACGTCAAGCTAGGAAAAGGTGGAGATGTTAAGGGCTCTATTTACGAAACAAATATCGAATGGTAAAAAAAAGAAAAAAATTAAAAAAAGCACCAAAAGAAAAAGGCGTTCCAAAAAAATATCTTAGTGGAACATCTGGTAAGCTTCGTAGTGCTAGAGCTGCAGCGATTAGAAAGAGGAATAAAAACTACAAAGGAGAGGGCGCACTTCCTGGCGATTTAGATTCTAAAGGAAGATACAAGGGAGGCGCTAAAAAAAGTATACACACAGCAAGATTTAAAAGGATGTACGGGTAATGTCAAAAGTAACTAAAGCACTTCAAAATAAAGCAAAGAAAACAGGTAAGTCTGTATCTACGTTAAGAAAAATATATAATCGAGGGCTGGCCGCTCATAGAACTTCGGGACACCGAACAGGTGCTTCTCCACACGCATGGGCGATGGCTAGAGTAAACTCAGCTACTACGGGTGGTAAAGCTGCCAAAGTAGATGCTGATATCTTAAAGGGTAAGAAAAGTAAAAATAGAAACCCTGATGGTACGAAGAAAAAAACTAAAAAGAAAGGTAAAAAATAATGGCCACAAAAGAGGAAAGTCAAATAGATAAAATTAGAAAAGAAAATAAAAAATTAGTGAGAGAAAATAACAAACTTCAAGCAGATCTTTCATTAAAAGAAGAACAGATAAAAGAAAAAGATTTACATATAAAATTTTTAACAGATAGACTTTCTCAATGGGCAGATAAATTTTTTGAGTTACGAACTAATTTTATAAATCTACCTATTACTAAACAAGTGGAAAAACAAAGAGAAATTTCAAATGGAAGAAAATACTAACGAAGAATTATTAACCGTAGATGAAGACGGTTCTATTGAAGTAGATATTTCTGAAGAAGAAAAAGAAGAAGAGGAATATAAAAATCCTTACGAAACAGATCACTATGCTAATTTAGCTGAAGAATTAGATAACGATAAACTATCGGAAATATCTTCTGATCTGTTAAATAAATTTGAAAACGATAAAGCTTCAAGAAAAGATTGGGAAGATCAATATTCTAAAGGCTTAAAAATGTTAGGAGTTATTTCTGAAGATAGAGATGACCCATTCCCTGGTGCTTCAGGTGTTCATAATCCATTAATGGCAGAAGCAGCAACTCAGTTTCAAGCTAGAGCTGTAGCTGAAATGTTTCCACCAGGAGGCCCTGTTAAAACTCAAATTATAGGAAAGATAACTGAAGAAAGAGAACGACAAGCTCAAAGAGTTCAAGAGTTTATGAACTATCAAATTACTCAATTAATGCCAGATTATTTTAGTGAGTTAGATCAGATGTTATTTAACTTATCTTTAGCTGGTTCTGCATTTAAAAAAGTTTACTACGACACAGCTACAGATCATGTATGCGCAAAATTTATACCTGCTGAAGATTTAGTAGTTTCTTATACTACTACAGAATTAGATACAAGTCCTAGATACACTCAAACAATGAAACTTACTACTAATGATGTTAAAAAATACATGAAATCAGGTTTTTATCGCAACGTTAAATTAACAGATGCTTCGGATAGTGGAGATGAAAGCAGAGTTCAGCAGACTATAGATGAAATAGATGGCGTTATGGGGAACGCTAGTGATCATATAAGACAAGTTTTAGAGTTTCATGTAGATTATAATTTAGAAAATGACGAAGACGAAATAGAATTACCTTACATAATTACAATAGATCGCTCTACATCTCAAGTTTTAGCGATAAGACGTAATTGGAAAGAAGACGATAAGTTACAAAACAAGAGAGTTTACTTCATTCATTATAAATATTTACCAGGTTTAGGATTTTATGGCTTCGGTTTAATACATATGATAGGTGGATTACAACATGCAAGCACTGGTGCGTTACGTGCATTATTAGATAGTGCAGCTTTCGCTAATTTAAACGGAGGATTTAAGGCAAAAGGTGCTAGAATTGAAGGTGGAGACATTACAGTATCGCCTGGTGAGTGGGTAGAGGTAGAAGCGTATGGAGATGATTTAAGAAAATCTTTTATTCCTCTTCCATTTAAAGAGCCTTCGCCTACTTTAATGCAGTTATTAGGAATTTTAACTGAATCTGGTAGAAGATTTTCGTCTATTGCTGATGCTATGGTCGGAGATGCAGCTTCATCTGCCCCTGTAGGAAGCATTGTAGCTCAAATAGAACAAGGTTCTAAGGTATTTAGTGCTATACATAAGAGATTACACATGTCTCAAGGTAAAGAATTAAGATTAATTGGAGAATTAAACGGAGAATTTCTAGATAATGAGTATCCTTACGAAGTTGTAGGCGATGAAAAGATGGTAAGACGAATGGATTTTGATGGACGTGTAGATATTATACCTGTTAGTGACCCAAATATCTTTTCAGCTTCTCAAAGAATAGCTATGGCTCAAACTGAACTACAATTAGCTCAATCTGCGCCTCAAATTATAGATGTAAAGAAAGCTTATGAAAGATTAATTAGAGCTTTAAACATACCAGAGCCTGAAGAGTTATTAATTGAAGAAATGGAACCTCAAAGAATGGACCCTGTATCTGAAAATATGAAAATATTAAACGGGCAACCAGTTAAATCGTTTGAAGACCAGAATCATGCTGCTCATTTAGCTGTTCATCAACAATTTATTTCAGATCCTAGATTTGGTGGAAATAAACAAGCTCAACAATTTATATTAGGCCCTATGTTAGCTCATATGGGAGAACATTTAGCGTATCAGTATAGGCAACAGATGCAAACTTTAAGTCAAGAAACTGGTAATACAACTCCATTTCCTAATTTTATGTCTAATGAGGAAAAAGAATCACTATCACCTCAAATAGAAAATCTTTTAGCTCAATTCCAAGCTCAAACTGCTCAATTATTAGCTCAAAGTCAACCTCCTAGTGAAGAGCAAATAAAAGAACAGAGAGAAGCTCAAAAAGATCAAGCTGAAATATCTTTAAAAGCTGAAGAAATGAATATTAGAAAAGCAAGATTTGTAGAAGGCGTGAAGAAAGATAAAGTAGTTCAAGATAGATTGAATAAAGAATTACAATTAAAAGCTATGAAAGAAGGTATGAATATGAAAAGAGAAAGAGATAAGAATGTCAAATAGACCTACTGGTGAAGAAATACGACAAGCTAAAAAATTTCTTTTAAATAAAAAATTAAAAATTCAAATTTTAAAACCTAATCTTTTTGCTATCGCATCAAAAGAATTAAGTCAAAATTATGATAAAACTTTAGAATCAATAAGAAAGGCCGTTAAAAATGCTGAAGATAACAGAAGCAATCTTAGAGGAAATAAAGAAGGCTAGAAGAGATTTATCTGAACGAACTATAAATCCAGGTTTTGATACTAACGAACAGTACGTTAAAACAGTAGGAATAGTTTACGGGTTAGATAAAGCAAGAGATATTATAAAAGATATCCAAGAACGATACATGAAAGGAGACATACTCGAAGATGAGTAATGTAGTAATGAATACAGATTGGCATACAGATAATGATATAGCTGATCCAACAGAACTACCAATACCATGTGGTTTTCGAATGTTAATTAGACCAGTTGCACCAGTTAAAAAAACTCAAGGTGGAATTATTCTAACTGATAAATCTATCGAAGATCAAAGTTACTTAAATCACAAAGGACGAGTTATAGCTATGGGAAATGAATGTTATGATAAAAGTGAAAAACCATGGTGCAAAGTTGGTGATTATGTAGTATATGGTAGATACGCAGGAAGTAAAATTGACGTTAGTGGCGTTAAAATGCTCTTGTTAAATGATGATGAGGTATTAGCTGTTTTACCAAATCCTAATATCTTAACGACTAAAATATAAACACGTGATTCACTATCACGCAACACATGGGAGGTTAAACCATGATAGACGAAGAACTAAAAGAAATCGAGGTAACACTTGATGAAGAAAAAGAAGAAGAGCCGCAGGATAAAAACCCTATTGAAGAAGCAGTCAATGAAAAACAGTTGGATACTGAAGGAGATTCTATTGAAAATGCAGGAGAGGAAAAACCTGAACTAGAATCTGAATTATCTACACTTAAATCTGAAATAGAAGAAATAAAAAAAGAACCTTATTCTGAAAGAGTAAAAAAACGTATTGCAAAAGAAGTTGCAAAAACTAGAGCTGCAACAGAAAAAGCAAAATTACTTGAAGAAAGATTATCTAAAATAGAATCTTCTATGGCAGAAAAAGAAAAAGAAGAAAAAGAAGCTACATATAAAACTGTGTCTCAAAAATTAAAAGAGGCCATTGAAGCTGGCGAAACTGATAAACAAGTTGAGTTAATGGAAGCTATGTCAGATTTAAGACAATCAAAGATTCCAGAAAAAACTCAAAATAAAGAACAACCAGCAAGTACAGAGCCACCTGAGTTAGCCAAAGAATGGATAGCTCAAAATAAAAGTTGGTGGAATAAAGCAGGGCATATGGATGCTACTTCATTAGCTTTAGGTATAGATAATGAACTTACGAGTGAGGGATATGACGTAAATGAAGCAGATTATTACGAAGAATTAAATAAAAGAATGGCTAAATTTTTTCCTGACTTGATAAATCCACAAGAAACAGCAGATAAAAACACTTCACAAGATGATAAAAAAACTATATCTTCTGAACAGAAGAGAGTGCAATCGCCAGTTGCAGGTGTTTCTCGATCTACATCGGGTTCTGCTAAGAGCGTTAAGCTGTCGTCTGATGATTTAGCGAATGCTAAAAAATTCGGAATAGATATTAGCGATCCAGCGGCACTGAAAAGATATGCAAGAGAAATTGCAAATCTTTCAACACAGGACAATAGTAAAGGAGCCTGATTATGACAACTAAAGAAACACGAGATGAGCTTTCTCGTAAAAAAGCTTGGAAACCGCCATCATTGTTAGAGGCGCCACCAGCGAGGCCAGGATATAAGCAACGTTGGGTAGCGACTAGCATTTTAGGTCAAGAAAACCCAACTAACTGGGCAAAACGAATGCGAGAAGGTTGGCAACCTAGAGATCCGAAGAGTTTACCTAAGGATTTTCCAGTTGCTACTATTGAACATGGAAAATTTGCCGGTCATATTGGCGTTGAAGGAATGGTTCTCTGCGAAATGCCAGAGGAAATGGTTGCAGATCGTAATGCATATTACGCTCACAAAACACACAACCAAGAACTTGCAGTCAGCAGCGACTTACATAGAGTAGAACAACCAGGTAATCCTATTCAACGAGAACATAGATCTAAAGTAACAACAGGTGGTGAGTAAGGCAATGGCAATTTTAAGGAGGTAAAAATAAAATGGCTAACGCAAATCAACCACAAGGTTTTGTGCCACTAAGACACTTAACCGGCGGTATAATCAGAGCCAATGAATACCTAATCGAAAACGGCCAAGCTCAAAATTTCTTTTCTGGCGATATCGTAGATCTCGGATCAGATGGATTTTTAGATAGCTTTGCTAATTCAGATAAAGCGATTGGTGTATTTTACGGCGTTGAATATGTCGATGAAACTACAGGTGACGTGAAGTTCTTAAAAAAATGGGCTTCAGGCACTACTGTGAAAGCAGGAACAGAAGCTAAAGCTTATGTGTATGACGATCCAATGATTACATATAAAGTTCAAGCAGGAAACGGCTCAATAGCTCAAGCTAATATTGGCGAGACAGCTAACGTATTATTAACTGCAGGTGATTCTACTTACGGTTATTCACAACATGAGCTAGACAATGATACTCTTTCTAATGGATCTAGAGTTTTAAGAGTATTAAGATTAGTTGATATGCCAGAGAATGATTTTGGTGCTGATGCGAAAGTTGAAGTTACTATAAATCAACATAGACTGACATCTCAAGGTGCAGGAATATAGGAGTGAGTTATGGCATTAAATAGAGCATTATTTACAAAACAACTTAACTTAGGCCTTAACACTATCTTTGGTATGGAATACGACCGTTATCCAGAGCAGTGGAGAGAGCTATTTTCTGTAGAGCAATCACAAAAAGCATTTGAAGAAGATGTACAAATGATTGGTTTTGGCGCAGCCCCTACTAAATCAGAAGGAGCAGCAATCTCTTACGAATCAGGAAGAGAAGGAACTGTATCAAGATATACACACGAGACAATCGCATTAGCATTCTCAATTACAGAGGAAGCTGAAGAAGACGGTCTTTATGGATCTCTTGGCGCAAAGTACGCAAAAGCCTTAGCAAGATCAATGCAGCACACAAAAGAAATTAAAGGTGCTAACATCTTAAACAATGGTTTCAACACTGTAAAAGGCGGTGATGGAGTAAGCATGCTTAACTCAGCTCACCCACTTGGCGGTGGAGGAACAGCTTCAAATATTTTAGCAACTGCGGCTGACTTATCAGAAACATCTCTAGAAACTATGTTAATTCAGATTTCAGAAATGGAAGATGATAGAGGTATTCCGATTGCAGCAACAGGTCAAAAACTAGTAGTTCCACCAGAACTAATGTTTATTGCTGAAAGAATCTTAAAAAGCAATTTAAGAACAGGAACAGCTGACAACGATATTAACGCTATGAGATCTATGGGCATGATCCCAGGTGGAGTAGCAGTTAACCAACGTTTAACTGATCCAGATGCGTTCTACTTAATGACTGACGTGCCAGATGGCTTGAAGCATTTCGTAAGACGTAACTTAAAGAAAGCTGTTGAAGGTGATTTCGAAACAGGAAACTTACGCTACAAAGTATCTGAAAGATACTCTTTCGGTTTTACCGATTGGAGAGGTATCTTCGGAACTCCAGGCGCAGCCTAGTAATTAATTAAAGTGAGGGCGATATGCCCTCACTCCCTAAGACATAAACGACTACTAAGGAGGTAGACTAATGGGTACAACAACTTTTTCTGGCCCTATAAAAGCCGGAACAATTAGAGATACATCAGGAACAACAGTTGGAACTGATGTAACAAACGTAGGTTCTGTCGTAATGGCACAATCTAAAGTAATAGATATTATAGGAGCAGACGCAAACGATCAAGTATGCGCAACTATTCCTGCTAACTCTCAGATTGTAGACGTAATTTTAAACGTCACTACAGTTAATAATGATAGTGGTGCTGCCACTGTTAATGTAGGAACATCTGCTGATCCTGATGCTTTTTTAAATGACGTAAATGTAAAAGCTTTAGGAACTACTCATGGAACTTTAGATACTGAAGCTACTAATGTAGGAACTACAGATATACAAGTTTTAGCAG